ACCGCTTCCTTGGCGGTGAACCACGTCTCGGCATCCATGAGGTCTGAGATAGCGTCCTCGTCCTTGCCCGTCTTGCGCACGTACTGGTTAACGATGGTGGACTTAACCTTGTCGAGAAAATCGGCGGTCTTGCGCAAGTCGTCAGCGGTGCCGCCAGAGAAGGAATAGGGGTTGTGAATCATCATCAGCGCGGAATCGCCGATGACCACCTTGTCTGCTGTAAGGGCGAAATATGACGCAGCACTAGCGGCAAGTCCCTCGATGATGCAGGTTGACTCGCCCTGATAGCTACGCAGAAGCTCGGCCATGGTATTTGCGTCGAACACGTCTCCACCGCCGGAGTTGACGTGGATGGTGACCGCTTCGCCGTTGGCTTCTTTAAGCTCGTTGGCAAACTTGGTGGCGGTCATATCGGTTTCGTCCCAGCCGTCACCGATGAACCCGTAAACGTTAATGTCCCTCATGCTCGAAAATCTCCTTAATATCGGCTTCGATGTCGTACTCACGCCGCGCCAACAGGCAGGCGTTGGCGTAGGGCTTAAGAACCTTGGTTGCGAAAGCGCGGGTCTTCTCGGTGTCTCCAGCTTCGGAGATGCGCTGCTTGATACGCTCAACCATGTCATCGTGGATTGAATTCATGGCATCGCCGTTGCCGTCACCGCTGTAGGGCGCTCCACCCTCGCCAGAAGCGCCGGGGTCTTTCCCGTGCGTGGCGGTAATGGTCAGCTCGCCCGTTTCGGCGTTGAGCAGGTTGTAGGAAGAGGGAATAAAGAGAACGTCCAGACCCTCCACGGGCGGCAAATCCTCCTTGGCGCGTACCTCGGCAGGCATCATCCAGCCAGAGAAAACAGCCGCCTTGTAGCCCTCCATGCGGTCTCGGTAGCCGCCGCGCAGAAGGCCGTTCATATCGAATTGCACGTAGCAGTCTTTAAGGCCGATGCTCCAAAGTACGCTGGAGAACGCGCGTTCAAGCTCAGCGCACTCGGGCATGAGCGTCTTGTTGGCGAAGTTCAGAGCGCCCTGCTCGATGTTGGAGTACGTTGCATTGGAAAGGTCGAATACCTCCTGCGGGGGCACGGAAAGCGTTCGGCAGACCTGCTGCAATATCCACCGCTCCTGCTCCACCAGCGACATATCCACCATGGTTTGCGAGGTGGACTTGTATTGCAGGCCATGGTCGAAGATGCGAATCTTGCCGGAATTGACTATGCCTCCGCCGTCTTCCAACTGCTTCTTAAGATTCTCAAACTCAGGTTTCTTGAGCGATTGGTCAGTCTCCAACCAGCCGGGGAAATTGCCCTCGCCGTTCAGGATGTGCGAATAGAACTTCTCTAGGTCAACGGACAAGCCGACCTCGTTGGCGGCAAACTCGGCAAGCGAGCGCCCGTGGAGACAATCGGAATCGAGGATGGGAGATTTGACCCACACGATCTCGTTCTCTAGGTATCGTCCAGGCGCGGTGAACTTATCGCCGCCGTAGTTGAACACGTGCGAGCCGCCACGGATGATTTCGATACCGGGCGTTCCCGACATGGGCCAAAGCGCCACGATACGCGCGTTGCGCCACTCCACGCGCACGAACGCCTCGCCCTTTAGGTCTTTGGTCATATCGAGCCAGCGGATACCCTCCTGAGCGGACATGAGCGGGTTCCACTTGGTGCGCAACAGGGTTTCTAGGTCTTTCGCGGCACGCTTGGCGGCTGGTTTCCTAACGCCGCTATCGCGCTCGTAGACGTGTACGGGAAGTGCCGCCAAAGGTCGAGCCTTAGCCAGCGCACACGCACGGTAGGCGTTGGAGTAATAGGCTTCGAGCTTCGCTGCATCACGGTTGTAAACGTCCTTGCCGTCATAGTTCACGAAGTCGTATTGGATTGGCGGTATCTGCACGCCAGCGAAATTGAAAGCGCTGTACAGAGCGCGTGACGCGGCTGCGGTGATTCTGTTCTTTAGAGACATGCACGCTCCTTCTATCCGTTGCGTGCATGGTGCTATCGCTGTCCCCCGCGCGAGAAAATGGAGGGGGAAGGGGGCGGGGTTGGCGAAAGGAAGATGAAACTCCAACCCCGTTGCCCGAATGTTCGCGCCAACGTCCCCCGCTACAGGTCGATAGTCCAGACGTTGGGCGATTCTTCCTCGTTGTTGTCGTAGGCCCACATAGCCATTGCCGCAGCTACCGCTGCGTCGATACGCTTTGACCCTTGCCCGTGCTTCACGGACGTGAGCCTGCGCCCGTATGCCTTTGATTCGCTAGATACGGCGTTGATGCAATGCGCCGCCAAGATGGGCGTATCGCCAAGCGATGCTATATGCGTGGATACTGCACGCGCCAAAAGCTCTGACGCGGGGCACATGATGGACGGCGTTTGCGGCACTTGCGATAGGTCGAAGTCGTAAGTTCGCTCTAGCCAGTTGGATAGGAACTGCATACGCGCGGGGTCGGCGCATATGAATGGAGCGCCGGGCTTTCTCGCCAGCTCTAGCAACACGTCTGCAACGGCGGTCAGATCGTAGACGGAACTCCCCTTCTCGGGCTTCTCCCAGCACCATTCGGCATATGCCCACCGTTCGTTTTGGCGTTGAGCCGCTACGATTGCCAACGTATCGCCGCGAACGGCACCGTCCAGACCAACGCAAAACCATTGGTTCCAGTCGATTTCAAGCCGTTCCGTTTTCTGGCACGCTGTCACGTCCCTGCGCTTCATGAACGGTTCTTCCACCTCGTCCATAGGCGTACGGTTGAGGTAGTAGCGAACAAAGCCGGGGCCGGGCGTTCCGTCCTCCAGTTTGTCGGATTCGTACTGCTCTTCCAGCTCCTCCATCGTGATACGCCCAGCTGCGGTAATCTTCTTCCAAACCCTGCGGTCGGCTGGGTTGTCTTGGTCTGTGATACCGAGCCAGCACACGTAGGCGTGCTTATCGCGCTTCAACTTCTGATAGAGCTTGAACAGGAAACCGTCACGGCTGCTGCCTGCGGTCGTGATACCGATAGTAAGGGCGTTCCACACCTTAGCCTGACCGGACGTGCCTGCTTTCCAAACAGCATCATCGCGCCAGACGTGAATCTCATCGCCGATGAGAACGTGGAAATGCTTACCCTGCAACGCCGCTTCCTTGTAGGGGTAGACGTGTATCTCCTGCCCCGTCTGTTCGTTGCGAATAACGTCCTTGTAGACCTTCCACTGTGCGCTGAGTGTTGGGTTCGCCTTGATGATGGTTGCGATATAGCCCTTGACCATGGCGGTATTTTCCTTGGAGTCTGCAACGATACCGTATTGACCGTTCGGTATAGCGTCCATGGTTGCAACGGTCAGAACCAAGCACGCCGCCAGCTGCGACTTGCCGAACGCGCGGTGAACGCCAATAAGGGCACGTCTATACTGTCTGCGAAACTTGCCCGTCTTCTTGTCAATCTCGCCCGTTCCGAACAAGGGCCGCCAGATATATTTCATAAGCCATTCAGTGACCTTGTACGGGCAACCGCATAACTCGGATTCGCCAGCATACGTGAGGAACGCTTCCGCGAAAACGCGCGTGCGCTCCACTTGGAACTCCCCCGCCTTGCTCAGCTTCTTAAACGGTGTGTGGTAACTCACATTCCACCGCCTAGCGCCGCGTCAATCTGCTTTGCGATATTCAGCTGAACGTTCGCGCTCATGCCCTGCGTCAAGCCCAACCTAGCGCGAGCCATAGGAGACAAACCCAAATCCTGCTCCAGCTTCATGGCCGTTTTCATCGCGTTGTCGCGAATCTTTAGGTACGGGTTCTCCTTGATGCGGATGCCGCCGAAAGCGTCCTCTTCCTCTACCGTGAGGTGCATGGTGCCGTCCTCGTCCATCAAGTGCCTTTGGCTCTCATAGACCATGGCGATGTTGAACACGTACTGCTCAATCAGCGGGGAATCGGACGCGCGAAAACTTATGCCAGACCCAACTGTGTTGTCCCATATATCGCTCAGAATCGGCGTTTTCGACACGCTCTCGGGCTTTACCAGCGCCCCGTCCTCCACTGTCACGGCGGTAGTGGTGGAAATATCGGCGGTGCTAGACCCGCGCCTTACCGCGAGCGCGTCGGGCTTACGTCCCCTCACAAGCCCACCTCCCTAAGCAGGCCCGCGATGCCGCGCGACAGCTCGGAACACATCGGACGGTACTTAATCGGTGCTGCCGTGGATGCCACATCGAAAAACGCGCCCATACCGCGCAATTCCACCGTGTTTCGCTCCACTGCTTTAGCCGAAACACATCCGCTAGCGGGAATACGGCTGATAGGCTCCATCTGCTCTAGGCACTCGGGGGTGCTTCCGCTCTCACCCACGTACACGCCTTTATTTCTTTTTCTAAATGCGTTTTTCCTGCAATTATCCGAACAATATCGGCTTGTATTGCGTCTTGCGGCGTATTTTCTGCCGCAATATTCGCACGTTCTTACTATCAAAATCGCACCTCCGTAATCGGTGCGAAAGATAGGTTGGCGTTCCCCCGTTAGCGTCGCATGGAACGCTAAATCGCTATTCCAATTTCGTGCGCATAAAAAAATGAAGGGGCCGCGCTGGGTAGCCGTTGGTGGTGTCGTGATTTGACCCTCCCCACTACCCCGCGTGCGGGGGCGCGCGCTCGCGTGGGCGCAGGTGCGCGCGTATGTGCTGGCATGGGCGCGTGCGTGTGTGCGTGGGCAGGCGCGTACGTGGGCAGGCGTGCGCGTTTGCGCATGGGGATACGCGCGTTAGGTCGTGGGGATAGGTGCGATCGTGTAGGCGCTCGCGTCTCGTCCTGGTATCCGCGTTCGCGCTCACGGTCGTACGCTGCGCGGCGTGGCTCAAAAGTTTTTTATGAGTGTTGACCTGCGGTTTTGTTGGGTTCTGAAAAGTTTTTTGAAAATTGTTGTTGACATGCCATCGCATACGGTGGCAGACTGTAGCCACACAACGAGCCACCGCAACAGGTGGCAAACCAACCACCACGGAAGGATGTGAAGACATGAGCACACGAGCAGAGCGCAGCGCATCCAACCGCGCCGCACATGCACTCAAGCGCGCAAAGCTTGAAGAGCAGTGGGCGCTCGCCGCCGCCGAAAAGCAGGCAGATCGCAAGCGCCGCCGCGATGAGAACCGCGCGGCATGGTGGGCGCGCTATGGCATGGCAACGCCTGGTATCGAGCAGTACGAGCAGGCCGAGCAGGTCGAGCATAGCGACCACGTGACCATGCCCGAGGTAACCGAGGATAGTTCCATCGTTGCAGCGAGCGCCACGAGGTCAAGGGGCGAGGCCGGTCATTGGTTTGTCGAGATGAACGGCGTCAAGTGCGGCACTATCTCGTGGAGCAACACGCCGCTCGTCTACGAAACGCCCGACGGCGAGAGCCTGCCATGCGAGACCGAGGAGCAGGCGCGAGGCCTTGCAGAGCTGTACGCGATGGATTACGCCGAGCGTTCGAGCGCGATAGCAAAGTTCAAGCCGGGCATGATGTTTGGCGACCGAGAGATCGTGAGCGTCGCGGCAAAATCCGTCACAGTGCGCCGCATTGGCTACGCCGACAGCGTCAAGCGCTACAAGATCAAGCGCAACAGCGAGCGCGGCGATTATATCTCCACCAACATTGGCGAGCTTTACGCGAGCCGAGCGGCA